GCCTTGTTCTTCAAAACGTTTTGGGTTATAATACATGTTATAACTTGTGGCTTTATCATAGCCAACACAATCAGACACTGGTAAATTATGAGCAAACAACAATACAATTTAAAAACAAAAACAGATTATCTCAATCGCAAGATGTTTCTAGACCCTGCAGGGCCTGTGACCATTCAACGATTTGAAGAAGTCAAGTACAACAAGATTGCCAAGTACGAGCAAGAGGCACGTGGATTCTTCTGGATACCTGAAGAGATCTCGTTGACCAAAGACTCACAAGACTTTAAAGATGCGTCAGACACTGTCAAGCACATCTTTACATCAAATCTACTGCGTCAAACAGCACTGGACAGTTTGCAAGGTCGCGGCCCAAGTCAAATCTTTACACCTGTGGTGAGTTTGCCAGAACTAGAAGCACTAGTGTACAACTGGACATTCTTTGAAACCAACATTCATAGTCGCTCATACAGCCACATCATTCGCAACATCTACAACGTGCCCAAGGATGTGTTCAACACAATTCACGACACTCAAGAAATTGTGGACATGGCATCAAGTGTGGGCAACTACTATGAAGAATTACATGTGGTCAACTGCCGTAAACAACTAGGTGAAGCAGTTACAGAAAAAGAACATGTCCGAGCAATATATATGGCCTTGCATGCCAGCTATGCATTGGAAGCATTCCGCTTTATGGTATCATTTGCCACAAGCCTGGCCATGGTAGAAAACAAGATCTTTATTGGCAACGGCAATATCATTCAACTAATCTTGCAAGATGAAATCTTGCACAAGGAGTGGACTGCGTTCTTGATCAATCAAGTTGTGAAAGAGGATCCTCGCTTTGCTGTTGCCAAAGCAGAATGCGAAGCAGAAGTGTACCAACTGTACCTGGATGTGATCCGCGAAGAAAAAGAGTGGGCAGAATACTTGTTCAAGTTTGGTCCTGTGATTGGACTCAACGCCAACATCTTGAGAGACTTTGTGGACTTTACTGCTAAGAACGCACTGAACGAAATTGGTATCAAGTATTTAGAACCAGCCCCTAGAAGCACTCCTATTCCTTGGTTTAACAAACACGTTGACACCAGCAAGAAACAAACTGCACTGCAAGAGAATGAATCAACTAACTATGTTATTGGCATAATGAGCGACAGCATTGACTATGAGGAACTACCTGAATTATGATTGACGACAATTGGTTCGCCCAAGGCGGATTTGAAACCTACAAACACCCTACCCCTATCAGTTACGAGACTGCCACTGACAATGGTACAGTTGAAACACTTGAAGGCCCTGTGGCATACACAGTGGGACACAAGATTATCACCGGACCCAAAGGTGAAAAATATCCTGTGAGTCCGATCAAGTTTGCAGCCTACTATGACGATAACGGTGATGGTACAGCTACACCCAAAAAGATAATGAAAGCGGCCAAGCTGGCTGACCATGATGGTATGGTAAAAGCGTCATGGGGCAACTTAGAATACACCAAGGGCAATGACTACATTGTTCGACACGGACCTGGTGATTATGGTGTTGTCAAAACAGACATCTTTGCCAAGACCTATGACAAATCAAAAGAAAGAAAATAAAATGCAAGCAATTTTATGGAGCAAATATCACTGCCCCTATTGCGATCAAGCCAAAGCACTGTTAAAACAAAAAGGCATTGCTTTTGAAGAACGCAAAATTGGCGACGGATACACAAAAGAAGAATTGTTAGAAGCAATCCCTACAGCCAGAACAGTACCACAGATTATCCTTGACGGAGAACTTGTGGGTGGATTTACAGAACTCAAAGCTAAACTAACAGAAAGCGTCTAATGACACAACTAGCACTCGAACTCAATCAAGTATACACATTCAAAATGAACTCAGGCGAGGAAATGGTTGCCAAAGTAAAACATGCCGGGGGCGACTGGATTGTGTTAGAAGAACCTGTGAGCATTGCCCCTGGGCCACAGGGCATGGGACTTGTGCCCAGTTTGTTCACAGCAGATCCCAAGGAAGAAATTAGGTTAAATACTAACAGCGTTTCTTTGGTATCCAAGACTGATGACTCAGTCAAAATGAAATACCTAGAAGCAACAACTGGTATCAAAGTACCAGAGAAAAAACTAATACTAGGATAATATGCCATCAGTACAGCGACAAGGTGATTCAGACTCAGGCGGCGGGATAGTAACATCGGGCATTGGCTCAGTGCGTACCAACGGCAAGCCCACGGCTGTGATTGGCCTGGCTGTTAGTTTTCATGGTAAAAAATCACATGCAGGCCCACAAACCGCAGGTGGTGTAAGCACTGTGCGAGTAGCAGGCAAACCCATCAGTGTTACAGGCAACGCAGACACTTGTGGCCACACCCGCACTGGCGGCAGTAGCAACGTAAGGGCAGGATAATGGCTGGCACAGGATTTTCAACGCCGGGAACCTACACTCCTTTGCAGTTGATTGCTGGTGCAGGACTGCTAAACAATCAAGGCATCGCGGTTCCTGCCACATTGACCAATGCTGTGAGTTCCTACAACTCTATCAGTTTTGTTGAGAACTTAAACGATGCTATTGCAGCCGCACCTGGGTTTGGCATCAGTGCCAACATTGTGACCACTCTAAAAACTTTGGCCAGCAACGCATGTCCTGCCCTGGGATCTAGTGTGCCTGGCTCATATGCCGGCAACAATGTACTGATACCCGTGAGCGAACCCGGCGGATTTGGCAATCTGGTAGCCAACAATGCTGCCATGTATCTTGGTGATGGTAGTGTGGACAAGTTCTGTCAGATATTTCAAATTGCGTCAGGATATAGACAAAGTGCAAACGATTTGATATGCAGTGCAGTCAATGCCACAACATATCTTGGTCCTACATTTACCACAATGAATGACCTGATCACAGGACAACTTACTGCGGCCAACTTGGCACTGAAATGTTTTGGTGCAGATATAGCCAAGAGTGGTAACCTGCTGAATCTAGGCAAGCTACCAGACTTTGGCACACCAGCAAGTGTACTACAACAAATCAGCGAACAAGCAGGTATCACATCGGGCACACTGAGTTGTATTGCTACTAAACTAGCAGAGTTCGGTCTAACACAAAGTGATATTATTCTGTTGGCCACTCCTGAAGCCAGTGAACGCACACCCACCGAAAATGAATTTAACACACTGCAGAAGCGAGCCTATGCTGCCATGGTGGCCATTGATGGCGACTGTTTGACTTATGCTTTGGACATCTTAGATGCTGTGATTCCAGACATTGCAAATCTAGGAGACCTGTTGGATTTGAAAAAAATATTCCCAACCAGTTGGCCCAGCATGACTGTGATATCCACAGCACCAAGCACAGTGATTGATCCAAACACACCACCATCACCAGGCAGTACCAGCATATTGATTTTTGAACCTGACGGTGCGGTGAATCCTGCTATTCAGGCAGCACTCAATGACAGCACAGCCATTACCTTGCCCGCTGGTTGTGACGAATTGGCAAAGATTATTCCGCCTGATCAAGCAGTGGCCAACAAAGCATTCCAATCCAGTCTTCAGCAAGTCAGTGGCATCTCCACCATTACTGCACCTCAGTTGGCAGCCGCATTGTTAGGATAATCATGGAAACACTCAAAGGTCTTGATCTAGTTGAAAACGTAACCAAACCTGTGCCAGACACAGTGACCAATTACTACAAAAATACATTTGCCAACGGCACAGGCGAGTTTGGCACATTTACCATGCAGGACTTTTTGGGATCTGCCGTTGGTACAAAAACACAGAATGCATTAGAAAATACGTCAGCTGTGATTGCTGACATGAACGTGGCAACGTTGACCAGCATCTATGCAGACATGCTGGCCACGGTATCTGGAACATATGGTCCTAATGCAGGACCAATAACAATCCCTAGTGGTCCCGCTGCCGGTGTGTATGCTTCAGGAGACGATGCGTTTACCACAGGCTTAATTCCGGCAGCTAATGCAGAAATTTCTGCGCTGATATCAGCATATCCTGCTCATACCACATCATTGAACAACAGTTTTAATTCTATCTGTGCTCAGTACGAATATGAATATGACAATCAAACTCGTGCTAGCCTAGACTTTGCCAATCTGGTACCCGGAGGTCAGCAAGCCACAATGAGCTTTATGAGTGGACTACAATATGCAGGCCTGGATCGTGAGATTGGTGGACAGAATTCTTTCTTGATTGCAGTAGCAGATGCCAGTA